AATTAAACGATATACCCCAGACTTCTACCTAGTAAAACAAGACATATATATAGAAACAAAAGGATTTTTTGATTCAGCGGATAGAAAAAAACATATACTAGTAAGAGAACAAAATCCAGAATTTGATATTAGATTTTTATTTGTTAATGCTAATAATAAACTTAACAAATCAAGTAAAACAACCTACGGGGTATGGTGTGATAAGAACAAAATACTGTGGGCAGAGAAAAGGATACCTAAAGAATGGCTGATATAAAACACAAGTTAGCAATGGATACAGAAAAAATGTCTTTGCTACCTAATAGATACTACCTTGTGCTACGACCTATAGACAATGGGCAGGGGTTTGATGCAACAGCATACGACACAACCGACCCTAAAGAGCCTATACCTTCAGCCTTTTTTGTTTTAAAAGGCATTATGGAAACGCTAGACACAGACTTAGAGGGGCTAGTACAAAAAGGGCAGTTAGCTGTAATGGATAAAATGGTTCAATTAGAAGAAAAAGGCGAGAATGTTACCTCTGATATGCTATCTGATAACATAGAACAAGTCAAAATAGGAAAATTACATTGAGTACAGTAACAGAAAATAAAGCTACGACAATTAAAAAACTAAAAACCCATGATTTTTCTATAACTAATTTTAGAAAAGATTTATCTTATGGGAAAAAACACGAAAAACTTGTAATGAAATCTAGAATGGATTATGAATTAAAAACAGATAGACTGGCTCATAAAACAGGAAATGTGTTTGTTGAATTTGAATCAAGAGGTAAAGCTAGTGGTATATCCACTAGTAAAGCAGGTGTTTGGATATTTAAAATTGTAAGTAAGGGAGATAGGCATCTATTTTCTATTGAAATTCCTTTATCAAGATTGAAAAAAAAGGTAGACAATAACTACAATGTTATGTTAGGTGGAGATAATAGAAGTTCTAAAGGGTACTTAGTTCCTATAACAGATTTAATAAAAATATGACAGTAGAATTTTGGCAATGGTGGATTTTAAGTATGGTAACAATTAATACAATAATTAATAGTATTGTTTTTGTGGTAGGTCGTAAATTTAAGAAGAATAAGAAATGATAGATTATTTTTATTATTTATGTGAACGTTATGGGGGTAAGCTTAGTAACTGGGCTTGGCATAGAAGATGGAATAGAGGGAGAAGAAAATGATTACAAAGGAATGTTTAGAACAAGCAATAGGTTTATCTGCAGTGGATAGACAAAAAGATTATGGGGATAAAGTTGATAACCATACTAACATATCTAAGCTATGGTCAGCATATTTAGATGTAGAAATAAAAGCCCATGATGTGGCAATTATGATGTCGTTATTAAAAATAGCTCGTACTAAACTGGGTGCAGTTAGTAAGGATACCTACATTGATATGGCGGCTTATAGTGCTATAGCAGGAGAAATTAAATTTAAAGAGGGGAAAGAAGAAGAATCAGAAGGAGAGAGAAGAGGAAGAGAAACTGCGGAGTATATTAAGAGGAAAAATGGTAGTTAAAATAGTTAAGATACGAAAATTAGATGATATAGCCGATAAAGACTGGGAAATAACTTTAGAAAATGAAGGTAAAATAGTACACAACCATAAACATTTTTTTGAGATAGTAGAGAGAGGAATTACTACTGAGCCTACTAAACCCATAGAAACCCCTAAAGAAACTACAACTAACAAAGCAATATTTTTTCCTACTGAAGAAGAGGAATTTGAAGAAATTAAAAATAAAGAAAAGGAGCAAGTAGATGAATTTAGAAAAGATGTAAAAGAATTAAGTTATTACCAATGGAAAAAAAAGTATGTAAAAGAATCGGGGGATAAAAAGAAATGATATATGGAAAACTCAACAACAATAGCTAGTTTTGAATTAAAGCTAACTACCCAAGGATTGATAATTGCAGAAAAAAAAATAG